CTAAGGAGTATGAGTAAGTTGCTGGAGTTGCAACCAGAATTGTACGAAAAAATAAAACAAAAACTAGAGGAAGTTTCTACGCCTCTACAAAGTTTCAAGGATGGAGTCAAGGAAATATTTGAGAAGGCGATGGACCTTAATCAAGCTATCGCTGATAGAGGAGTGCAAGCAGTCCAGGAGTTCGGGAATGTTTTTGCTGATTTTGTTGCTACAGGTAAGGCCAGTTTTAAAGACTTTACGGTCTCCTTGTTGCAGGATTTATCAAGAATATTTGCAAAAGCTGCGTTGTTCAAGACTTTATCTCTTATCCCAGGAGTAGGAAGCTTTTTGGGATTTAAAAATGGCGGCGTTGTTGGAGCATCGGCTTCAGCACCAGACCCATTGACACAGCCTGGAGTAATGCTTGCTGCTAATGGAGCTGTTATGGCCAGGAACAGGATTGTTCCATATGCCAAGGGCGGAATTGTCAAAAAACCAACGTTCTTTCAGTATGCAAATGGTGGGTCAGGTCGTTTTGGCTTGATGGGAGAGGCTGGTCCTGAAGCGATCATGCCACTGCGTCGCGGTCGCAATGGCAAGCTTGGAGTTGAGTCTTCTGGTGGAGTTGGTAACGTGGTAGTGAACGTTGACGCAACAGGTAGCAGCGTGCAGGGTGATCAGCCAAACTCAAAAGCTTTAGGTTCAGCGATTGGCGCAGCTGTTCAAGCTGAGTTAATTAAGCAAAAGCGTCCTGGAGGTTTGCTTAGCTAATGGCTACTTTCCCTGATATATCGCCTGATTACGGAGCCAGCAAAAGAGCGCAACCCAAAGTGCGGAATGTTGAGTTTGGCTCTGGATATTCACAACGAGCAACATTTGGCATCAATCAAGATCCAAAGGTTTGGACTTTGGCCTGGAACAATCGCAGCGCTACTGACGCCAATACCATTGAAGACTTTTTAGAAGCAAAAAAAGGTGTTGAGTCTTTCAATTGGTCACCACCGGACGAGGTTACAACGTACAAATGGGTTTGCCAAGATTGGACTAAGACGATGCCATACTCAAACTTATTTAATATTAATGCTACTTTTGTGCAGGTATTTGAGACCTGATGGCTTACCCAAAGACAACACATCAATGGCAAGCTAATAGGTTGTATGTAGTCAACGACGTCGTTCGTGCATCAACGGATAATACGCTTGCGTTTAAGTGCATTATTGATGGAACGTCAGGTGAAAACGAGCCAACATTTCCAAGGCAGATTACAAAGACCGTTGATGATAACGGGATTCTTTGGGAAGCATTTGAGCCATTAGCGGAAGAGCTGCAAAAGCTTGCGCCAACAGCAATTATCGATTTGTTCGAGGTGACGTTGACGGAAAAAACCAATGGCGTTGCCAGCATTTTGCGTTATCACGCAGGCAAAAACGGCATCACTGAAGATATAACTTTTGGGGGCGAAGTATATCCTGCTGTTCCTGTTGAAGTTGATGGATTTGAGTTTTCGGCAAAAGGCACGTTGCCTAGACCTACGTTGCGGGTGGCAAACGTCAACAATGCTATTACCAGTCTGATTGTGCAATACAACTTGCTGGCGGCAAAAGTAGAAAGGATTCGGACTTTTGCCAAATTTATTGACACAGAAAACTACGATCAGAACCCACCATTTGCGCCCGAATCAGACGTTGAAGATAATTTTGCCACCCAGGGGTCTGACACGTTAGTCATGCAGACGTTTAATGATACGTCTGATCCTGATGCAAAAATTGTCGAGACTTGGTACGTTGACAGGATTGCAACTGAAAGCCTTGAGTTCGTTGAGTTTGAGCTGACGCCAAAAATTGATTTAACCAACCTTGCTTTGCCCCGCCGCACCATTGAAGAGTTTTGTCCATGGAGATATAAGGGCACAGAGTGCGGATACACTGATGACGCTTGTTTCACTGTGGACGATGTGAGGACGAGCGACAAGAGTCAAGATGTGTGCGGCAAGCGTGTTTCCAGCTGTCAGGCACGATTTGGTTTGAAGCAAGATTTGCCGTTTGGTGGATTCTATGGCGCAAGACTTCAAGCGTGATGCAGTTCGACACGCTGAGCATGAAGACCCAAAAGAGTCAGCAGGTTTAGTTGTCAACGGCAGTTACTTTCCCTGCCGAAATATTGCGTTAGATCCAGAAAACACGTTTGTGATCAATCCTGTTGATTATGCAAGGGCGATGCTTGCTGGAACGATTGAAGCTGTTGTTCATTCGCATCCGCAAGGTACACCAGTTAGCGAAAACGATCGAAAGGCTTGCACGCAAACTAGATTGCCTTGGTACGTTTACTCTGTGCCAGATAAGCAATGGTTGACTATCGGTCCTTGATTGGGCGGCAATGGAAGTATGGCGAGCGTGATTGTTTTTCGCTGTTGCGGGATTATTACCAGTTGTTAGGCATTGACGTTCCAGACTTCCCACGACCTGAGTGTTTGGAGCGGACGGAGAGCATATTTTTGAAACATGCGGAAGCAATAGGGTTTGAGCGTGTTTTGTTTGAAGATCGCTCACCACATGACGTGCTAATCATGCTTCTTGGAACGAGGGCACCAATGCACGCAGCGATTTATGTTGGTGGCGACAGGATTTTGCACCAGCGGATGAACAGCATTAGTGCGGTTGAACCTTTGCGGCGGTACTATTGGCAAAGGATTGCAGCTGTTTACCGTCATGCAACTTGTCCTGCTGGCAGGTGAGCTTGGCGAGAAGTATGGCGAGCGCCATGAGTATTGCAACCTGCGTACACCAGCAGATGCGATCAAGCTGCTGTGTTTCAACTATCCCGAGTTAAAGCAGGAGCTTGTTCGGGCGCATCATAACGGCGTTGGATACAAGGTGATTCAAGGTGGTGCGTCAATGGGTTACGACGAACTGCATTTGCCGTTTGGCAGTAGGCCACTGATGGTGGTGCCTGTAATTAGCGGTGCTGGCGGCAGTACAGGTCAGATTTTGATTGGCGCTGGCCTGGTAGCTGCGTCATTTTTGCTGCCTGGGGCGGGGTTGTTTGGTTTTGCTGGGCTTGGAGGTACTGTTGCCGCAGGAACAACTCTTGCTGCAGGATCTTCTTTTGTTGTCGGCAGTGCATTCGGTACGGCGCTTGGCACAGCGTTAAGTGCAGTCGGTGCAAGCTTGATTCTTTCTGGTACGGCAAACCTTATTTCACCACAGCCGCAGTTGCCTAACGCTAGTGCAAACAGGATTAGAGGTGAAGGCACAAATGTTCGTGGTCCTGGTCCTGAAGGCATCACACGCGGCGGCATGGGTCAGCAGTCGTATGCGTTCACTGGTCCTGCTAATACTGTTGGAACGGGAGCAACCTTGCCTGTTATTTACGGTCGTGTGATTACTGGCAGCCATTTGCTTGCGGTAAACCTTGAGGTGACGGATGACTCAGATCCGCTAAAGCTTGCAACGCAAAAGCCAAGGGTTAAAACGACTCGAATTAACAGCGATAAATTGACGAGAGAGTTAAAAGATTGCGGCGGCATTGAAAGCATTAGAGGCATCAGAAAAGTTAATTCAAACGATGGAGATAGTAGGCGCAGAAGAGTCATTAACAAAACGTTCGGGCCATCAGAAAACAAGCAAGTCGAGGATGGTGACAGCTATGAAACATCTGGCGACAGTAATACCATTAAGTACAAAAAAGAATCTGAGTTTAGGAAAAAACTTGACGTAATATTCAGCATCGAAAACGGTTTGTTTGACTTTGCGGGAGCACCTGGAACGACAAAGATTGATGGCTTTATTCAATACGAAGTTACGCTTACGGTTAAAGAAGGCGGGGGAAATATAAACCTTGCGAGTGCAGTTATCACTCTGCAGGGGCTTGTTAATGAGTCGCAAAAATTTAACTACGGGCATCGCTTTGAATTGCCCAGGGCAAAGAATCTTGACAACGAAAACCTCAAGATTAAAGTTAAAATTGTTGATTCAAAGGTTTACTCTGACGCAACGCTTAAAATCCAAAGCTACGGTTACGGCCTACTTCCAGACTGATGCCTCTTAACTCCAAAACTAATCTAAAGCTGATCGACGCTATTTGCGAAGGTCCGATTGAGGGTCTTACTCACCATCGGAAGGCTGTCTATCTCAATGAAACAAAGGTTACGCCTAGGCAGATTAAACCGGAATCAGATGATGAAGGCCCTGCAGTTGTTATTGAACAAAAGCAAGGCACTAAAGATCAAGGTCCATTTACAAAATACTCAGGATTTGCCAATTCATCCACGACAATTCAACCTGTTAATTTGCAAGTTGGATCAAACTATAGCGAGACAGTTGATGACAAAAATTTTGTTCTTAAGGGAGGGCGCGACTATGGAGCGGGGCAAGTAATTCAGGAAATTCAAGATTCCGAAACTGATTTTGTCAAACTTGTATTTACGATCCCCAAGCTGTTTTGTGTAGCAGTTGAGGGTTTGGCGCGTGGTCAGCTGTTTTCTGCTCAAATCAAATTAAGAATAACGCTGCAGGATAACGCTGGAGGCTTTCAGGAAGTCCCTATTTCCTCAGTCAATACAGACGAAAAAAACGTTATTCGTGGTATCTCAACGTCTCAGTATCAGTTTGAAACGCAAGAAATTGATCTAACCGATTTTCAGGCTCCTATAAGAATAAAAGTTGAAAAGCAGGAATTTACAAAGATATTGCAGTCGGGCCAAGTAAGGCCAGATCCTGAAGCAGCGTTTGAGATCACGATTGACGACCTTGAGGATCTTCCTAAAAATACGCCACTTGAAAGCAAGCGTGCTGACACAATTATCTGGGACAGTATTGTTATTGGAAAAAGAATTCGCACTTCTTATCCGTACACAGCACTGGTCTTTTTAGGCATTGATTCGGAAGAGTTCAACACATTGCCTGCTAGGTCTTATGAAGTAAAAGGCAAAAAAGTCAGAATTCCAAGCAACGCAAAAGTTAGTGAAAACGGCAGTGGTCGCCTTGAATTCGATCTTGAAATTCCGTTTGACGGCAGCTTAACGGACGATCTTTATTACACTACCTGCCCAGTTTGTTGCTTCTACGACATGGCGACAAATAATCGCTATGGCGCTGGTGATTTTATTGATGCGTCAAATTTGAGCTGGATTGATCTTATTGACATTTCTCGTTATTGCAATGAACTGGTAAGCACGCCTGATGGTCTAGAGCCACGCTTTGCGATCAATACTGTTATTGGATCGCAGGCGGAAGCGTATAACGTCATGCAGGACATGACGAGTGTATTTCGTGGAATGCTTTTCTGGAAAGCAGACACGGTGCAAGTCGCTGCTGACCATGGTGAGTTAAACAGAGGCAATGTTGATGCGATCCATGTATTCAGCAACTCAAATGTTGTCAATGGTTCATTTGTTTATAGCGGTTCATCGCTGAAAACACGCAGCACAAGGGTCCGTGTTCGCTATAACGATCCAGACAATTTCTACAAGTCAAACTTTATCATCATCGAAGATCAGGCACTGATCGACAAGTACGGCATTCAAGAGAAAAATGTTGTTGCTTTCGGCTGTACGTCGAAGTATCAGGCTCAACGCATGGGGCGTTGGATCATGCAATCAGAAAAGTTACATGATGAAACGGTTGCATTTTCTGTTGGCCTTGAAGGTTTGAACGTCCTGCCAGGACAAATCTTTGAAGTGTCCGATGAAATGCGTCTTGGAACGCGGCTAGCGGGACGGATTGTTGGTGCGGATCTTGGCTTTGTTGACCTTGATCAGACAGCAACATTGCCCGCTGGATTAAATAATAAGTTGACTGTTGTGATGCCTGATGGAACGGTAGAAACCCGTGACATTGCAGGTGTTAGCGGTGTGCGTGCAACGCTGTCGAGCGATTTTTCTCAGCTTCCTGCGGATGATGCGTTGTATGCAATTAAGAACGATTCGGCAAAGCTTACTAAGTATCGCTGCCTGTCAATTGCAGAAGGCGAAGACGGCATCTACAGCATTATCGGTGTTAAGCACGTTGATGGTATTTATCGCTCTGTTGAAAATCCTGATTTTAACCTTGCGCTACCGGATCCTGCTATTTACGGCGAAAAGCCAGCGAATCCGCAAAATCCACGGATTACGTTCCAGCAGATTGATGACGGTCGTAATACAGTCAACCGTGCCACAATTTCTTGGACGAGAGGTCTGACAGGACCAGTTGCTGAGTTCAAGGTTCAGTACAAGATCGGCAATGGTGGCAACTGGGTTACTGTTTTTACCTCAAACAATTCAATCGATATAGATAAAGGCTTGGTTCCCGGCAAGCGGTTGTATGCAAGAGTCAAGGCTATTGGTCCTGAGCCTGATCGTAGACAGTCGGGAAATGTATTTGTAAACAGGGTTATTGGTCCTGGCGGTACAAGTGATGATCAGGATGGACTTACTACTGTTGTTTTGCCGCCTGATCCAGAAGGCGTAACGATTGAAGTTATTAGCGCAGAGCAGGTTATTTTGCGCTGGTCATCAACAGCAAGCGGTCAAAAGCTTGAGGGCTTTGTTGCTCATATTCGTCATAGCGCAAGAACTGACGGCACTGGAACGTGGCCTAATAGCGTGCTTCTTCGCAAAATTGAAGCTCGAACAACGCATGCTGTTCTACCATTATTAAATGGTGAATATCTAATCAAGTTTGTCAATGCTGAAAAGCAGCGCAGCACAAACGCAGTCAGTGCAATTGTTAACGTTCCAAATGCACAGCCAAAGTACAACTATGAGGTGGCACGCGAGGACGCATCTCCTGGCGAGTTTCCCGGCCAAAAGAACAATGTTTTCTACAGCGATGTTTACGACGGTTTAATTTTCGATGGTGACGCCTCGTTTGATGTGCTCTCAAGCATTGATGGTTTTACCGATAACATCGATGATCATTTTGGAACGCAAGCTTTGAGCGGCGAATATATTTTCCAGAAAGTTGTTGACCTTGGCGCGAAATATAGCGTTCGGCTGCTTCGTACGCTAAGCGTCCGAGGTTTGTACAAAAGTGACCTCATAGATGATCGCACCGAGCTAATTGACACTTGGTCTGATTTTGATGGAGAAATTCCTGACAGCGTTAATGTAGAAATGTATTTTCGCAAGTCAGATCTTGCTGCTACCGACTCTGTTTCTGTAAAAGAAGATGGTGATATGCTCCAGCTTGAGGACGGCGATGGCATACAACGACAATCTGATTTAGTCTTTGAAGATTGGATACCCTTAGAGAATAATGCTTATGTTGGCAGATCGTTTCAGTTCAAAGCTGTATTAACAAGCGATCACGTTGATCAAACGCCTTTAATCGATCAGCTAGGTGTTGCGGTGGAACTAGAACGTCGAACAGAGAATAGCGGCCAAATAAGGTCCGGTTACGGCACTAGGTCAATTACATTTGAAAAACCGTTTTACACCGATGCTGACACTGCTGTTTCCGTAGGCATTACCGCATTAAACATGCAGGAAGGCGATTATTTTGAGATGACGGAGCCAACCTCGACAGGGTTTGACATCACGTTCAAAGGAACGTTTGATGGGGATGTTTTCGTTGATAGATTTTTCAGTTACACTGCGATAGGATACGGAACAGGGCAGACCTAACATTTGTTATGGCACAGGCAGACGGCGTTGTTGCAAATGGTAGTGGTGCAGCGGTAAGGGCTGACATCAACAATCAGCTGGCAGCTGTTTTTACGACGCACAGCGGCGCAACAGCTCCAGCAACCACTTATGCATATCAATTCTGGGCTGACACTACGGCTGGCAAATTAAAAATTAGAAACAGCGCAAACAGTGATTGGGTTGTACTGCGTGACCTAGATGGTGGTTTTGATGCGGCAGACGGTACATCTAGTGCGCCGAGCATTAAATTTGCTTCAGACACAGATACTGGAATATTTAGGCCAGCAGCTAATTCGATTGGCATTGCTACCGATGCGGTCGAGCGCGTTCGGATTGGTTTGTCAACTGACACAAGCCCTCAGCAGGCGTTCATGTGGAATACGACCAAACTGCCAATTACGAGTCAACAAGCTGACGCAGGATTTTTTATTGACGCACAAGGTAAATGTCTTATAGGGCAGCATAATCGAAACCCTTTTACGATTAATAGAACAGGTAATGACGGGAATATTACTAGCTACATGCAGGATGGTGTTCAAGAAGGGTCTATGAATGTTAGTGGGACAACGGTTTTTCTTAGCGGAGCACACTTAAGCCGTTGGTCTCAGCTTGAAAATAACGCGGAACGCATACAAATTTTGCGCGGCTCAGTAATGAGCAACTTAAATCAAATGTGTGTATGGGGTGACGAAAATAACGAGCAGCTTAATCGGACAAAGGTTAGCGATGTAGAGGGCGACGCAAATGTGGCTGGCGTATTTGATATGTGGGATAATGACGATACGGTTTACACAAAAGATTTCTACATTGCAATGACCGGTGATAACATCATCAGAATCGCTCAAGGAACAACAGTTGAGCGGGGTGATTTATTGATGTCCGCTGGCGATGGCACGGCCAAACCTCAAGGTGATGACATTATTCGCAGCAAGACTATTGCAAAAGTAATTAGCACTGAAGTTACGCTGACCCACCCGGATGGCAGCTATTGTGTTCCTTGTGTCCTGATGGCTTGCTGATATGGCTGATCGTAAAATTACGCAGCTTGCAGAGCTGACATCGCCTGACGGTGCAGACGTTTTTATTGCTGTTGATAGCAGCGAGGCTGAAAGCGCCGACAAAAACAAGCAAATTACATTCAGCACGATCCATAAGGCAGTACCTGATGGGTCTGAAGCTGCACCAGCGATCAGCTTTTTAACTGATGCAAGTGCTAGCGGTTTTTATCGCAGCGGAGCAAATGAAATTGCGATTAGTGCCAACAGTGGTTACGTCGCAAAGTTTACGACTGCTGGATTTCAGCTTGGCACTGGAACGGCAGCAGCTCAGCTGCATCTGTTTAGTTCCGATACGACCGATCAGGTCATTATTGAGAATACTGATGCTGGCTTAGATACTGCACCTGATCTGGTGTTGTATCGTAATTCTGCATCACCAGCTGCCAACGATAATCTTGGCAACATTGAATTTCGTGGGCGTAATGGTAACAGCGAAGATGTAGCTTACGCTCAAATTTTGGCGCAAGTTGTTGACACTACTGATGATAGTGAAGATGGCATCGTCAAGATTATGGCTGCTGCGGCTGGTACAACCGCTGCACGCATTACGGTAAAAAGTGACAAGGTTGGTATCAATGAAGCCGACCCTGAACATCCGCTTCATATCACAGAATCAGTAGCCAATACTGGCTTGTTTATTGAGTCAGCGGAAGCGGTTGCAGTTAGTGCCGCTGATATTACGCTGTATCACCATCGTGGAGATGCTGTTTCGGGTCAGGATAATGATGTCCTGAGCAGCATCAACTTCCAGGGTAATAATGATGCGGCGACACCAGAGCAAGTTCAGTTTGCTGAAATTGAAGCCAGCATTATTGATGCCAGTGATACGGAAGAAGACGGCAAGCTTGATCTGAAGGTCCAGTCTGCTGGAACGTTGACGAGTATGGCGGCAATCACTGCCGCAAACGTGACGTTAGGTTCACGTCCGATTATTCCAACGCATACACCTGCATCAGCTAGTGCTACTGGTACAGCTGGCGAGATTGCATGGGACGCAAGCTATTTGTACGTTTGCACGACGACTGATACTTGGAAGCGGGTTGCATTGAGCACTTGGACGTAAAACGCTAGAGTGATGGCATCACATGTTGCCGTAGGCCCGGCATGGCTAACGTCAAAATCACCGAGCTGACTGCCTATACCAATCCGGCGAACACCGATGTGGTGCCGATTGTTGATCTAGTTAATGATCAGACGAAGAAAATAACGGTTGCGGATCTGCTTGAGAATGCAGGTGCAGGTAATGGTAACGGTGGTACGAACATTGTTTTAGATACAACGCCCCAGCTTGGTGGCGACTTGGATATGAACTCGAAGTTCATTTCCAGCGGCATTCTCGGCATCAAGAACACCGGAACCCAGTCAGAGGTTCGTCTTTACTGCGAGTTTAACAATGCGCACTATGCAGCGATAAAAGCGCCTGCTCACACTGATTTCAGCGGCAACATCACGTTTACGCTTCCAGCTACGGACGGATCAGCCAACCAAGTTCTAAAGACTGACGGCTCTGGAGCGTTGTCGTGGGTTAATCAGACTACAACTTATGCAAACAGTGATGTTGACCTACATCTGAACGTTTCTGGTGCCAGCTCTAGTCAAGTCTTAAGCTGGAACGGTTCTGATTATGCATGGGTTGATCAGCCTGATGGCGGCATTTCGGATGGCGACAAGGGAGATATCACCGTTTCAAACAGTGGCGCGACGTTCACGATTGACGATGACGTTGTAACTGCTGCAAAACTTGCAGATACTGCTGTAACCGCTGGTAGTTACACCTCTGCAAACATTACGATTGACGCGCAAGGTCGAATTACAGCTGCGTCTAACGGTTCTGGCGGTGGTGGTAGCGACTTAACTGACGGCGATAAAGGTGACATCACTGTGTCGAACAGTGGTACGACCTTCACTATTGACAACGACGTTGTAACTGCAGCGAAACTTGCCGATACAACAGTCACGGCAGGCAGCTACACATCAGCAGACATCACTGTTGATGCACAAGGCCGAATCACTGCTGCAGCGTCTGGGACCATCAGCACGGCTGAGATTGCAGACGATGCTGTAACTGCTGCTAAGCTCGCAGACACCGCAGTCACTGCAGGTAGTTATACAGCGGTTGACATCACAGTTGACGCTCAGGGCCGAATCACTGCTGCTGCAAACGGTGAAATCGGCACATCTGAGCTGGCTAACGATGCTGTAACAGCAGATAAGCTTGCCAACACCGCCGTAACGCCTGGCAGTTACACTGCAGCAGACATCACTGTTGATGCTCAAGGTCGAATCACTGCTGCTGCCGATGGAACAATATCGGGCGCCGGTGTGAGCCTTGGCCTTGCAATCGCATTAGGATGATCCTATGGCAGAAACATTCGACAACGCATCCGTCAGGCTCACCACAGCAAACGAGACTGACATCTATCAAGCGCCGACAGGCTCTGGAGAAGTCGCGATAGTGCTTAGCTGTATGGTTGCCAATGTTGATGGTACTGATGCGTGCAAGGTTGACGTTAAGCTCACAAATAGCAGCGATACGCTTCAAAGTTTTCTTTGCAAAGAGTTAAGCGTGCCAGCAGGGGCAAGTGTTGAGGTCATCGTTAACAAGGTAGTGCTTACGCAGTCACAAAAAATAAGAGCAGAGGCAGAAACTGCGAACGATCTTGACGTAACGTTAAGCGCATTAGAGATTACCTGATGGCTAATAAAACAACTGCGAATTTTATTGGCGTCAATGACGATTATTCAGGCACAAGCGGTGCATGGTCGATCACTGAAGCGAGGGAAAGAAAACTTAGTAGTGTTCATGGCGAAAACTGGGGGGGAGGGGATAGTCCGTTCGACCTGGATTTTCTTGTTATAGGTGGCGGTGGTGGCAGCGGTAGAAATCCTTATGTCGCTCATGGTGGTGGCGGTGCCGGAGGATATTTAAATTCATTTGGGTCAGAAGCTAGTGGTGCAAATAGTACTGGCCTAGCAGGTAAAAGTGTGCTTACGAATGAAGATTTCACTGTGACAGTTGGCGCTGGTGGCGCGGAAGGCGCTAACGGCAGCAATTCTGTTTTTTCTGGTACTGATGCGTCAAACAACGCATTTACGTTGACAGCAACAGGAGGCGGCAGGGGTGGTGATAATCAAGATGCAGGAAACGGCGGATCTGGTGGAGGCGCTGGTTCAAATTGGCAACGAACTACAACATATGCAGTTTCTAGGGCTTCTGGAGATGGCACTGCCAATCAAGGCTTTGATGGGGCTGACGTATCAGGAAGCATCACTGTCGCTAGTGCTACCTTGTGCAATACTCTTGGAACGGCATATTGGTGTGACAGTTTTTCATCGCTTGCCGGTGGCGGTGGCGGTGGGGCTGGCGGAGCAGCGTCTGGCCATACTGGTGGGGCTGGCCTTGCGTCTTCAATCACTGGAAGTAGCGTTACCAGGGCTGGAGGAGGCGCGGGTATGAGAAATGGCAGCGAACAAACGAGTGGAACCGGTCGCGATCAAGCCGGTGGTGGCGGCGTCAATGGACTATCAGGTTCAAATAACACGGGTAATAACGGCACAGTGATTTTGCGCTATCCAAATACTTTGACAATTAATTTTTCAGCCGCAGCTCTCACTGCAACAACTGCGACTGATGGCTCAGACAAAGTGACAACCTTCACTGCAGGATCTGGTACTGTTTCTTGGAGCTACATCTGATGAAGTATTTCGCTTTCCTAGATGAAAATGACGTTGTTGTGCAGGTTATACCTGTGCCAGATGCAGCAAGTGAATCAGATTTTGCCGTGCGTTTAGGCATGACATGCAAAGAAACTTTTAGAGATGAAACCACCAAGGGCAAATATGCAGGCCCAGGTTATAGCTATCACGAAAGTGATGATATTTTTGTTGGGCCAAAGCCTTACGCAAGCTGGGTGCTTAATACTTCAACTGCTGATTGGGAACCACCTGTTGCAGCACCAACGGACGGACGCTCTTATTTTTGGAATGAAACCACTACATCTTGGCAAGCAGCAGACTCAGACGAATTAGATTCTGCGAATTTAAGCGATGCAGACATGGAGGTTCTTAGAAACGTTGACTCTGACGACAGCTACAACGATGCTTTGTCGCGACTCAGTGCTGAGGGCCGTGCATGGGTCGAGGGCTCTCGTTAAGGTTGCTTTTTAGGCAGAAGCTTGATGCAACGTCCTGATCCAATGATTCCACGCAAAAAGTGTGCCGAAGATTGCGAGGCGATGATAAACCGCACTATATGGTTGGAGGAGCTGTATTTGTTGGATGGCCGCGATCAAGCAGATCACCCACAACGTGGTTTGTTCACAGGGCTAGCCATGAAATATCAAAACCTGTCTTCAACAGACGGTTACTAACGGTCTGACAACACAGTGACACACTCTGACAACTGTCACAGTGACAGTCCCGGTAACCTATTAACGGAAAACGTTTTCTCCCTTTCCCATGATCAAGTCTTTAATTGTGAGTGGTGCCATTGCTACTGCAGCTGCGCTGGCATCTCCTGTTCTCGCAGGCCCCTACGTCAACGTGGAAAATAACTCTGCATACTCTGACGGTTTTTCTGGTGCGGTAACAGACCTGCACATTGGCTATGAAGGCGGCGAAGGCCCTTACAGCTTTTATGCGCAAGGCGGCTTTGCATTGGTTGATGACACCGATGAAATCAGCACTGAACTGTCAGGGAAGTTTGGTGGCAGCGTCAGCCTTGCTGATTCTGGCCTGAACCTGTACGGCGAAGTGTCTGGCATCACTACTGATGACGATCCTGCTTTTGGAACGAAAGTAGGTGTCAAGTTCCCATTCTGAGCTAATCTATAGCTGAGCTGGTTCTCCCCTCTCCTGGTCTCACACAGC